AGTTGGGGCTAGTGTAAAGATTTATTTTGTTTTTCTTGGGGCGGGGGAAGCCCAAGGGCAATCGCTATGGAATCCGTATGGCTGCTTCTTGGCAAACTCCTCAGAGTTCTTTCTGAACTGAGCTTTGTCCTTGTCCATTTGGTCTTGGACTTCTTGCGAGCGAGTGGCGGGGTAAGGCTTGTTTTGCTTCATGTGGGTAGTATACTCTAAAAAGTGGTTTTAAAAAAGCTTTTTCTGCTATTATTTTGAATTAATTTCTTCGACGTTATTAATGGTATCGCCTTCCCATTCTACGAAAGCACATTCGGAACCTTCATCCCAAACCCGAACCGCTTCAATGACTCCCTCGTAAGACTTTCCTTTGTAAGAGAATTCGCAGTAGTAGAAACATTGATCTGCTTCCATATATCCCATTTCAACCGTGTCATGCAGAACATCACTGATTTCTAGATTTTGGACTGACTTGGTGGTGATTGAAGTTGTGTTTGTCATGCGTAGATTTTAAGATATTACAGACGAAAAGAAAAGCTTTTTCTGCTATAAAACGAAAGTTTTTTATGCGGCTGACAGATTGAGGATCTCTCTGGCCTTCTTCCTCTTGTCTTGACTGTAGAAGAAAGTCACCATTTTGCCACCCCTAGAAACATAAGAGAAAGCTTTAGAGCATTGGTAACCGAGCTTCTCAACACGCTTAGAGGTATTCTCTAGGATTAGATAGGCAAACCTGTCGGTGCTGTCGCCGACCCTTAAACCTTTGATTGTGGACAATGCCCAACGCTTAGCCTTCTCACTAGCAGCGAACTGCCTAGGGAATGCGGAGAAGGTGACTGCGAACTCAATTCTAATTTTTTGTTTCTTCTGTCTGGCCGCAATCTGTCGCTTGACCTCTTCATTTATGCCCCTGTTAAAAGACTCATAAGCTACCTTAAGACCGCAAAAGTCATACCACACGAAAACAAAGTCATAATTAGACTCATCATATTCCAAGGTGGTGATATCCCCACAAACTGCGGTAACTTTGTTTTTGAATCTTCTTGATCTGATTTGGTCTTCCATTCTCCAGACTGTCAACTGATCTGTGTTCATAGAGATGACATCGCCATACTTAGACATTTCCTTTTCATGTCCTAGGTAGCCCTCGCAAAGTGTGATAGTCAAAACTCTTTTGCCTTGCAAGTGAGCTTGCTTTACCTCGTCAGTGATCTGATCTCTGATGATTGATTTTTCTGGCTTCTCTTGGATGGTGGTCATTCCTGATTCTCTATACATGGTGGTGTTGTGTTTGAACTGGGAGAATCCTAACAGAACGGCACACTATAGCAACACTATTTTAAATGTTTTTTTATTAATTTTTATTACAAAAAAGCTTGACACACTCTCAGATTACAGTACGGGGAAAACCTGCGTAACTCACTATCGTTCAGTGAGTTACGGGCCGGGGCGGGGGCGTCGCCCGTAACTCGTTGATACTCAGTGAGTTACAACGTTTTTTATTTTATTGATTTATTTCTTGACATGGGGAGAACCCGCCCCCCACCACAGGGGACGGGCTATACACACAACACACACTTACAAAAAGAATTTGAAGATGCCGACCCAACGGCTTCGGACATTTTGAATCCCGGCGACTTGGAGAGTGCGGAACTTGCGCTCCCCTCCGTCATCTAGGTCACGGGTAGCAGCTACAAGGTAACGCTTGTTCATAGCAGAGAAGGTGTCTGTCTCTACGCTCTCCACTAGGAAGTTCCTGATTCCATTCACCTTAACGGTGGAGGCTCCAGAGTTGGCATAGGTGACAATGCTATTCGTGACAAGCTCCTCCAGCTCTGCGGGAGACATCTTGTAGAAGTTGCGAAGCTTGCGCTTGTCAGATAGGTTATCCCAGAGGATAACGAAAGCGGAGATCAGACCAATGATGCCAATGATAGCAAAGGCTACTGGTGTGAGGTTAGAAGAGAGGACTTGTTGGATGGTGTCTAGTGTTGTTTGCATAACGGAATTTTAGTTGAATAGGTAGTTGAGGTCAATGCTATTTTTGATTTCTTTTTCGAGATCTTCGGAGTGGTCGATCATCTCCAAGTTGCCAGCGATGACAAGCGTGAAGATGACCCCTGCGATGGTGAGTATAGAGTTCATTAAAGAGAGAGGTTGTTGAGTTGCTTGATAGGGTTAGGAGCGTTATCGCCTTTTGCGAAAAAACGAGTGGTGAAAGCTTCGTCCTCTTTCTTCTTCTGCTCAGCGAGAATTTCAACAGCCCTAGCTCTTGCCATTGCAAGGGTGAGACTGCGAGGGTTTTGGCGGATGATGAGGAGTGTTAGTTGGTCTTCAGTCATGTGAGAAGTTTAGTTGAATTGTGGGTTGGGTGCAAGCACTAATCGCATCTTTTTTAACTTATTTCTTCTATGCCGACATAGTGAAAAGTCTTCCAAACCTGTTTGTTTCCAGTCTTGCTGCCTTCACTCTTATCGATAACCTTACCCGTTGCGAACCAGCTACCAGTGCGAACAATCTTTTTGATTATATAATTCATCTCATGACCGCTCTTGGCAGTGCGGTAAGTTATTTGTTTTCCGATCAGCTCATTGACGTTGTGTTCGTTTGTCATGTGGATATTTTACTGCAGGGATCGACTAAACACAAGATCTTTTTTGCATTTTTGTGCGTTATTTTTGCCTAATAGGCCCACCCCATTAATTAGAAAAAAAAGTACTTGACAACCGACAGACTGGCGGGGGGAGTGAATTCTCATTATATCAACGGCCCCACCCTATTTAATAAAACGTGGCCGCCGCCAACTAAAGTAAATATAAAAAAACCCAAAAAAAAGTGTAACATACTGTATGACATACCGAAATATGCCCGTGGCTGTTGGCGGGAGTGATTATTTACCAGCCCAGAGCGTATCTGTAGATTACTCTACGAGTTTTGAGTCCAACCGGAAGTTGGGGCCTTCTATTGACCAAAATGATCAGTTGAGGTTTGTGGGCGATGCTCCATGTAGTATAAGTCTATCTTTTGTTTTACATGAAGGTTATCAGGAGAACGCTTACGAATTCTTGAGTGATGCGGATAATCAGACTGGGTCGTTTGGTTTTGGGATGATGATCGGGGGGAATTCTTTCTCTGATTGTTTTTTAGATGATTATAGTGTTTCAGTGAGGCCATTTGAGCCTGTGACAGTGAGTGCCAAGTTTACGAGCTATGATCCAAGCACAGCCGCCATTACTTCTGCTAACGAGAGTAGTGCATTGAACACGGCATTGGATAGTAATCAAATAGTATATGGTCATACATGTCCTGTATTGGGGAACGGGGGTGCTGTATTGGAGAGGGATATATTAAGTGATATAAATTACAAAAGAAATTACAATAGAACCCCGATTTACACCTTGGGCGCTTCTGCTGCATCAAGTCATTTGGTGGATGGGGCCGAAGCTGTTATGACTTTAGAAGCTACAGGATTGAAATCTTTGATTAATTACGATGGGACGAAGCTTATTGGCAGTTTTGCGGTTGAGCTGAAAGATGCGGCGGGTCATAATATATCTCATTTTTCTGACTTAACAATGCCAGCGGGGTCTACAGTCACGGCGCAGAGCTATAATGTTGGCGGTGGAGACACGTTGGTAACGAATACCACGATTACACATGTCATTCTCTAAAATCAAGTGTAATATAAGTACATATGGCTCGCAAAAAGTCGGAAGAGAAGAAGGTGTCATTTGATATGATGGCAGAGTTTGAGAAATCAATCAAATTCAATAGAAGGAGATTTAGATTTAGCGCCAAACAAAAGAAATTTCTAGAAATCATATTAGACCCCGAATCAAAGATCATATTTGTGTCAGGCCCAGCTGGCAGCTCGAAAACGTATATGTCACTGTACGGGATGCTAAAGTTAATGGAGGACAACTTTGATAGAGATATTTTATATGTCCGAAGTATTGTTGAGAGCGCAGACCGTGGATTGGGCAGTTTACCCGGCGATATTACAGAAAAGTTTGATCCATTCCTAGGACCGCTCCATGACAAGATGGAAGAGATTATTGCGCCCGGAGATGCGACATTTCTCAAGCAAAAAGAGAAAATATCGGCAGTTCCAATAAATTTCCTGCGTGGAGCTAGCTGGCAGAACAAATTAATCTTTGCAGACGAGGCTCAGAACTTCACATTGAAAGAATTGACGACTTTGATCACCAGAATAGGTGAAGACAGTAAAATTATCATTGGAGGAGACTTTTTTCAGAGTGACATCAACGGAAAGAGCGGGTTTAAGCCCATGTTCGACAAATTCGATGATGATGGTGCCAAAGAAATGGGGATTCATACATTTAGTTTCAATGAAGGTGATATTGTCCGTAGTAAGATACTGAAATTCATCATTAAGAGGTTAGAAGAGACCAAATAGGTGTAAGTAGAATTTACTACTTAACTTATTATAATAAAAATAATGAATCACATATTTTGTTTTAACTGTGGGAACAAGATTCAATACAATCTATCCAAGCCCAATTTCTGCACAAGTTGTGGAACTTCTCTGAAGACGGGCGAATCCTCTGCTTCAGTGGCTGCCCCCACCAAGCAAATTAAAAATAATAAAATCCAACCACTCTCCGAAGATGAGACCGATGTGGAGTTCGTACCTAATATTGGTAGGATAGAAGTGGAAACTGAACAATTTGGTGGTTCATTTACCATAGGTTCTCTGGCAGGAGAGAAAACTCAGCCAGACTTCAAAGAAAAAAACACTTATGATATAGATGAGTTCACTAAATAATGTCAGACAAGAAAATATACGAAGATTTTTCGGATCTGATAGATTTAGCTATAAAAAGACAAAGATCTAGGTGGCGATTGGACGCAGTCAAGTGGTTTGACTTCGAAGATGTGGAGCAAGTCATAAAATCTCACATATATGTCAAATGGCACATGTGGGATCAAGAGCGGCCAATTGAGCCGTGGCTAAATAGAGTTATAACAAACAAAATGTGGAACCTCATAAGAAACCACTACGGTTCTTATGTAAAACCCTGCGTTTACTGTCAATACGCCAGAGATAACAACTGTTTGTTCACACCTACCGGAGATCAAGATACAACTTGCGCTGAGTATGCTAAATGGGCTAAGAAAAAGAAATATGGCTTAGAACTTAAGACCGCAACCTCTATAGAGGAAGCTCAGATACAAGTCGGGAGCAAAATGGATGATTATATCGACTATGAGCATTATTTTAAAAAATTAGACGTTTTTATGAAGAAAAAGTTATCTGAGCAACATTATAAGGCTTACAAGATGATTTTTTTTGAAAAATCTACAGAAGAGGACGTAGCTCTGTTCATGGGTTACAAAATAAGCGCTTCTAATGCAAAACTAGGTTATCGGCAAGTAAAAAACCTAAAACGTAAATTTTACGAGGTAGCATCAAACATAATAAAAGAACAAGACATTTTTGGACATGAAACTGACAAGTGAACAACAAGAATTCCTCAGGGAAAACTCAAGCAAGATACTAGACCTGATTGAACTGACTAGGAAGTGTTTTGATGATGAAAGTTTAGACGGGAGGTCTAAAGAGGGCCGTTCTGTTCGAAAGTTTTTATCAGAGAATGGAATTACTTACAAGACCACTAGACGTAAGCCAGCTAAGAAAATTGAATTCACAGAGCAGCAAAAAGAATTCATAATGGATCAAGCCGAAGATGGTCTCTCTTCTTTAGAAATAGCAAAGCTAATATTCCCAGAAAAAGACATAAGGCCGCTTAGTAATGAGCAGCGCCGGGTTCTTTCCCATATACAGGAGACAAATCCCGATTTTTTACCGTCACAAGACGGAGGGGCTGTAAATGACTACACCGCCCCCAAAAGTTCTAGTCGAATTGTTAAAAAAATAAACGATTCGACAGGAATAGGGCTAGATGACTCAAAATTAAACCGACAGAAGCAAATTTGCGTCAACAAGCTGGGGATCAACCTGAGCAACAGCCGATTCTTAAAAATAATAAATAACTATCTAAACAAACAGGATCGTGAACTGTTTGAGCAGGAGTTTATTCGTCTTACTTGGGATAAGCCTGATTTGACCGCTGACGAGCTTAACCTCTATTTGAATGTCTGTAAAGAGGTTATCAACCTAGAGGTCGTCTCGGCGCATCTGAACAAGCTTAACGAGATGTTCGACGTTGCTGATGACCAAACTGAGATGACTGTCCGGCTAGCAGAGATCATTAAGGCAAAATCACAAGAATATCATCAATGTGAGACCCGAATTGAGAATCTGACGAAAAAGCTCCAAGGCGACCGTGCGGAGCGGATGAAAAAGAATCAAAAAGACAATGCCTCATTTCTCGCCATCGTTCAGATGTTTCAAGAGGAGGAAGAGCGTCAGACCATGATCAAAATGGCAGAAATGCAAAAAAAGATAATTAAAGAAGAAGCTGAGCGTTTAGAAGGTATGGCCGAGTGGAAAGCCCGTGTATTAGGAATAAGTCAAGACGATGCAATTTGAATGTAAAGA